CCAATCTGGGAAATATCGTTGAATGAGTTCTGCGACGACCCTCTTATCAAAACTAATCCCTTCACCGTCCAAGATGTTGTTAAGTCTGTTGAAGAAACTAGCAGCGATCTGTTGCTTCTCGGTTTTATCAATGGCAAAGTCGATACAGGAACAACGTGAATGTAAGGGTTCAATTATCTTATTCTTGAAGTTACACGTGAAGATGAACCTACAGTTTTTGTGAAACTCTTCCACGAACGCACGTAATAATAACTGAACGTCGTGGGTTGTGTTGTCTGCCTCGTCAATGATGATAACCTTATGTTTGGATCCACCCAATAAGGAAACAGTTGATGCAAAGTTCTTGGCTTGGGATCTGACTGTATCCAGAAACCGTCCTTCGTCCGAACCATTAATGACATAGTAATCTACTCCTATCTCTTGGCACAATGCTTTAGCTACAGTTGTCTTACCTATACCAGCAGTGCCAGACAGTAATAGGTTTGGAATCTCACCACTGTTTATAAACTCTTTGAAAGTTTTTTTAATACTTTCAGGGAGTATACAGTCATCAATTTTAGTAGGTCGATACTTCTCGACCCATAGGAAATCACTCATGATAAAACGGTGTTAATAAGGATCCGCGTCTGGTTTTCACTAGGTGAGTATCCAGTATGAACATAGCTCCCATCAAATAATAACATACGACCAGGCTTGGGAGCAATACGTTGTTTAACTTTCATGTCGGTAGGGTAGGACTCTGCCCACTCCTGCTGGTGATCATAGATCACTGTGTCACCGTCAGTCTTGTTGTCAACGTATATAATTGAAGCAACATGCTTCTCTGCCACATCAATATGTGGTGGGTGTATGTAAGGTGGACTGTGATGTAGAGTCATATCGAGTCTACATCTAAGGATGTGATCTGCCTCAGCATAGTCCTTGATCTGTAAGACTATCCCTCTAATCAAATATGATAGAGGAGTTTCATCCCACTTATCAGGACTCCAAGGTGGTAGCAACCCGACAGAAAAACCATAGTCTTCTATTCTTTCGTCGCCATAGTTAGTCAGAGACTGTGATCCCTGAAAATACCAAGGACAACTAGCAGGTCTAGTTGCTATCTGAATTGCTTCAAGGTAAGAAGGTGATATGAAATCATCTACTACCTCTATATCAACCTTCCTCATAGGTAGAATCTGGCTCTAGAGCAATAAGATAGGTCACACCATCAGAACTAATCCACTGGGTAACACCTGACTTACTAACTCTAACAGTGTACCCATCAAGTACACGATCCTGATCCAACTTGTATAGGTTTTCCCCCTTCAAATTGAATGCGAAAGTAGCATCAGTTTCACCTACCTGAATAGCAAAGGTATTAGATGAAGAGTTCTGTCTGTCTCTAATGTCAACAGACACAACACCCTTTCTACCTACGATAGATACGTCCTCAAGGTGCCCATATATGGACAGAGCTGTGGTTATCCTCTGTAAATCTGATAAGGATAGTTGGAACTCACACTCAACACTAGGTAGTTCAGGTAACTTATCTGGTGGACTGACAACAATAGAAGGATCAGCAAAGAAATACTTAGCTTCAGTTCTATCAGTCTTGATAGTCATGAATGATTCATTATCAAAGATAAGATCACCACGATATTCATTCAATGCTAGTACCTTAAGGAACTCATCCAAATCATAGATCGCAAAATCTCTTGGAAAGGTCTCTTCAATCTCTGTACTAGCCAATACATTCTTCTGAATAGACAATGAGGACAACTCATTACCTGCTTTAACCTTAATAGATCGATTGATCTTCATTAGGTTAGTAAGGATACGCTTTGTGCGATCAGAAAGTTTCATAGGGCTGAGTGTCTTCACGGTCTTTGTTTATAAAATGGTGTAGGAGAACGCAATAGTGTATTGCCTTCAGTATATCTTGAGAAGGGAACCCCTTCTTATCATACCTTGAAAGATACTTGATGGCATTACTTCTACAGAAAGCAGGAGCATCACCCACTGCCTCTATAAGATCAAGGGTCTGTATGTTAGTACCCTTGGAAGTATAGTGTGACTTATAAGTCTGAGTGATGTAGTCATTTGCCTTTCGTAAGACTTCATCCTCATCATACTTACATCGGATGGCGGGGTTATCTATCCCCGCCTTCTCCATTCTTTCTACAGCTTCTGCCATCATACCCCAAGCGTTAGTTTGGTTATTCTCTTTAGTATTCATTATACGCTGCATCCTCCTGTTTGTCAAATTCTACATCAGCATCCACCTTGTCGTACAATTCACGGAAGGCAGTACGAGTCTCATCATCGAAACGAGAGATACATGATGTGATCGCCTTGGCTTTGTCACCAAAGATTTGATAGGCACGACATATGTGTACCAATCTACGAGTAGAAATCACCTCATCTATGCCACCATCCTTAAAGGTTTTACGGATAACATCAGCCCAGTCACATAGACTCTTAGTATACTGTTCATCATCACAATGAAATCTAAGAATTCTCTGCTCAGTTGCTGGTTGTGGATACTCCTGCTCAAAGGTTAATGGGAATCTCTCAAGGAATGCTTCATTAAGTACGTTAGTACCAACGAATCTACCATCCTCGGATCCTTTACCCTTTGTATTGGCAGTAGCAATGACTGTAAAGCCAGGTGCTGGTTGTACATACCTGCCGATCTTCTTAAGGAATACACCCTTGCCTTCTAGGATACTCTGTAAACAAAGGATCTTGTTGGATGCTAAGTCCACCTCATCTAAGAGAAGAACAGCACCAGTCTCAAGTGCCTCTATGACAGGACCATTATGCCAAACAGTGTTCCCATCAACAAGACGGAACCCACCAATAAGATCATCCTCATCAGTTTCAATAGTAATGTTAACACGGATCAACTCTCTATTCAAGGCAGCGCAAGCTTGCTCTACTGAATAAGACTTACCGTTACCTGAAAGACCAGTGATGAATACAGGATAGAATACCTTAGACCTAATGACCTTCTTAAGGTCAGGGAAATTACCAAATGATACGAATGAATCGTCCTTTACTGGTACCAAGTTCTGAGATACACTCTCTACTGTAGCAGGTGTCTTAGTAAGTGTCTTCTCAAGTGCTTCACGAACTGTAAGATTCCAGACACCACGCTGATCAGCGACCTTATACTGCCTAAGTTGCTTGGCAAGTGTAGGATAGGTCAATCCTTTAGCAGCACAGTACTCACGTACTTGTGATGCGTTAATGCTGTCCCCATACTGGGCACGAAGTTCAGATGCTCTGTCTAGTTTCTTAGCCATTTAGGGATCTTTGTTTGTATGTAAATATTGTAAGCCATGGGTTAGGACTTTGGTACCCATGTTGGACACTTATTTCACTGTCACATCACTTCCACCATAGCTTCCAAACGTTCCCCTAATAAAGCAGTCAAATCCTATCACGTATCTCTCTCTGTCAGTCTCATTCTTCTCCACATTATGTACTACCTGAGAAGGGAACCCTATAATCTGCCCATTCTTAGGGGTCATTCTCCATGACTGCTGAGTAAACTGATTGAAGTACTCAACATCAGGTGACAAGGTGGGCATAAAACAATTAGAGTATCTCTGACCCTTGTTCACAACAAAAGCACCACTGTCTTCAGTCACATCTAGGTAGTATACACCTGAAAATACAGCATTCATATGACAATGGTCTTGTGCCCAGTCACCAGGCATATGTTTTACTGCCCATCCTCTACACAAATCAATGTAAATGTAGGGTGATACCTTAAGGTACCTATGAGCAAAGAATTTCATGGCATCAGAGATCTCATGCTTAAGATCTACGAGCTCAGGATGTCTCCATATATCACGGTCGGTGGATATATATCCGTTGTCTGTACCAGTTCTCTCATAATGCATAGCCTTAACGAAATCCAGCCACTTGGACTGAACTTCGATGTGACTTTCAAATAGAGGTGTAGGGAATAACGAGTGTATTGTTGGCTTCATGCTACTAATGATATAAATTCGCTGAGTATTCTCTTACTTGTTTTCTTATTCTTGAGTGATTTTGTGAATGCTCTCTTGATCTGTGCCTTAGTAGCATCATCTGCCACTTCAAACTCATTAGCATTCTCATCAAATGACTTAGAGTGGATGTAAAGTGAGCGTGTATAGCAAGACTTAGTGTCAATGAATGACTTATGCTTCTTCCACTCAGTGAAAGAGGACTCTCTCTGCTCCCACTCTAAGTTCCTAAGGACGCGGTTAAAATCATTTCCACTGACAAGACGTATAGAAACAACATTAGTGTTAGGAAAGAGATCCCTAAGGTTTTGAACGTAGGTATCACTCTGTCCATAGTAGCTCTGTCTGTGATTGAATGGTGCATAGATTCTACCTAACTTGCGGTCACGTAATTGGCAGTTATGAAGGTCACGTGGGAAGAAACGATCTTCACCTGACTCCTGATAATAACGTGGATGCTTAGTCCATCTTTGGATAGGAGATCCTTCTCCATCAGTTAGGTTAATAAGATGTACTTTCTCTACCTTATTCTGCTTCTGGAACTGAGGAATGATCTGTCTCATAGCAATGAGAGCTTCATTCAGTGGTGTTCCTGAAAGATGTAGAGATTGTGGTATAGGATAGTGAGAATTCTTATTGAAAACTCTTGCTAATCTGAAAAGATAAAGTGCTGCTTTATCTTGGTCTCTACTATTTAACGTACTTGATAGAACGTTTATAAGATTGAACCCACCGATTACTAAATCACCTTCTTTCTTTGCTTGTTTGTACCAGCACTCCTCTCCTCTACTCCACTCATTAGTGAAGATGTATACTTCATAAGGAATCTTAACCTTACGACAGAATGATACAAGATTTAAGGTCTGTTTTACTGTGTCAAAGATAACAGAACTCATGGATCCAGACCAGTCAAGGTTGAAGATCAACCCATGATTCTTACCATTAGGAGTAATGTTTATCTTCTTGAAAATATCGTCGTTGTATCTGTAAGAATGAAGCTTCTTTGTATCGAGAACCCCAGTGCGATTAGGAAGAGTACGAGCATAAGCCGCAGCTGATTTCCTACACTCAAACTCCTTAACGAGGTAATTAACTTCACGGTTTGATTGTGATTTGAACTCTCTGTATGCTGTGTTGACATTTTCAAACTGCTCAGGGTTACCAATGTTCTGCTCCCAGTAACTATCAAGGAATCTTAGATGAGTTTGAGCAGATTGTATGACCTGATCTAGATCTAGTTCAGGAAACTGTACGTAGTTTATGACAGGAGCTGAAGAATCAACGAGCTCTTGGATCGATTCAGATAATATGGAATCAGTTTGTGCTTCCAAGCCATCTTCATGACGCTTGCCACCCTGAGGAACTTTACCCGCATCAGCGGCTCCTTCTTCAGGTTGTGGTTGTGGTGCTTGACTCGTATCCTGTTCAGTTTGATCAGACTCTCCTTCTCCCTCTTCATTATTTTCTGATTGATCGTCGGTTGACGACTGGGTGGAAGATCCTGATGCTGAGGGCAATTCAAGTTGGTCCTCAGAGGGAGTCTGAGAAGGTTGATTCTCCTTCTGCTCCATGTCATATGTATATACATCCTTTGCCAACTGTAAAACTTCTTCAAAAGTTTCTAGATCCCATGCTGTAAGCTTGTATCCTTCCTCTTCTTCACTGAAAGGGATGTCAACGAAGTGTCCTATCTTAAAGAATAGGTTCAAACGATCAGCAAGAGAGTACTTAGTGATGTCCTCACCCTCTAGTCTGAAGAAATCATCCTTAGAGAACTGCTCATACCCTTTACGGAAGGTCTTAGGGATACCAGGATATCTTCTCTTAATTAGTTTTTCAATTCTTATGTCCTCACATACATTAACGTATGACTGAGGGACAGTTCCCAAGTGATCCCACTCATTTGGGGTGTAAAGAGCATGTCCTACCTCATGTGAAATGAGCATATCAAGGACAGACTCTGTAGCTTTCTCCCAGTTAGGAAGGGTGAGTACTCTACGCTCTACGTCAAACTGTGCTGTCTCTACCTGACGGTGCTCTACGATCAGATCTTCCTGAGCAAGCAGTCTAGCAAGTGTTCCTTTGACTTCAAGCATGAATTCCTCCGTGTATGTACATACAATAATACCCCTTCCGTTCGGATGGGGTACTTAGTAGACACTTTATGAACTGGTTCCTAGCTTTCTTCGCTTGACGCAGTGCTTGTGGCTT